ACTGCAGAGTTACAAGTTGGTTATAGGGCTGAAAAAAAAGATTATAAAGAAGGTGATATTTGGGAAGAAGGAGGTAAAAAATGGACTATTAAAGATGGTATAAAACAAACTTATACTAAACTTGATAGAGTTAAAAAAGAAGCTATTTTACCTTTATTTTGTCCTAACTGTGGATCATTAATGAAAAAACGTTTAGACGCTAAAATGTATAAAATACATAAAACATGTTTTGATTGTGTAGTTGAAATGGAAGCTAAGTTAAAACGTGAAGGTAAATATGAGGAATATGAGCGTAAAATGATGATAGATAATGCTAAAGATATGGTAGACGATTATGAAACATATCTTTTAGAAGCTATAAATACCTCAAATACTCAATATGTTTCTGAAAAAGGAGAAGTCGAACGCTGGAAAGGAGGAATAGACAAAGAAAAACTTACTAAAGAAATCAAAGAAGCAGTTTTAGAATTTAAAGAAAAACTAGAAAAAAATGATTAAATTAAAAGAACTTTTGTTTGGTAAACCTGATTGCGATTGTGGTTGTGGTAACTGTGAAGGTACTAAACTTAATGAAGGTGTTAAAGTATCTGAAAATTTACAATACCATTTAGATAATAAAATACCACTAGGTGAATCTGTTTTTAGAATCAGCTCTAATGCCCATGTAAAATTATTTGCAGAAACTAGAAAATTATGGGAAGCTGGTAAAATGCAATTATCTGAAGCAGACGAATACTATATGTACACAGATGCGGGTCGTCAAGGAATGTATGAAGGTAAGTTAGTACCTCTTGATTTACCATATATTATGGAAGCCGCTAAAAAGAAAAAGAAAAACCCACCACTAAATAAACCTAAGCGTGGTGGTCCTAAAGCATACTACGTTTATGTAAGAGACCCTAAATCTAAAAAAATTAAAAAAGTTACCTTTGGATCAGGTGGGTTAAAAGCTAAATTAGGTAATAAAGAAGCCTCTCAAGCATTTGCAAAAAGACATGATTGTAAAAATAAAAAAGATAGGACTAAAGCTAGTTACTGGAGTTGTAATCTTCCTAGATACCATAAACAGTTGGGTCTTGGAACACCTGCCTCAACTTATTGGTAAACCATACAGTGATATAATAGAAGCAGACGGTACAACAAGTCGTTTATTTCCTGCTTCAACTAAACCAGAAGCCTTAAAATGGCACATGGATGATGAAGATAGGACAGTAACAGTATTAGGTAAAACTAATTGGCAATTTCAGTTTGAAGATCAATTGCCCGTTCCTTTAGATAGGCCTATATTTATTAAGAGACACCAATGGCATCGTCTTATAAAAGGAGATGGACCATTAATGATCAGTATATATAAACATGCAAGAACGCAAACTAACAAAACCTGAAGCTAAAGCTAAAGAACGTATAGTTAAAGATTTAAAGGGGGCTAAAGCCGATTTTAAAAAACGCTATGGTGATGATGCTGAAGCTGTTATGTATGCTACTGCAACTAAAAGAGCTAAAAAAATAGCTGAAAAAGATTGTGGTTGCGGGAAAGGAAGTAGATGTGAAAGTCTTAAAACTAACGCAGTAATTAGCGAATTAATTGAAGATTTAGTATATGAAGAATTATGTAAGCGCGGTAAAGCTTATATAGCTGCTCGTAAAAGAGCAGGAGAAAAATCATCTGCTTATTTATCCGGCCGTGCTGTAAAAGTATGTAAAGGTCAAATTAAAGGGGCAGGTGGTAAAAGGAAAAAATCTTATAAAAACGAATCTTTATACAACCAACTTAAACCCCAAGTACTAAACCATCTAGAAGAACTATTTAATGACCCCCATTTTGCTATAATTGCAGAATATAATGTTAAAGAAGCTAATATAGATGAAAGTTTAAAAAACTGGTTTGGTAAAGAAGATTGGGTTCGTATTGATACCCAAGGAAATATAGCAGGTAAATGTGGTACAATGCCTAAAGGTAAAGCAACACAACGTTGTTTACCTCGTGCTAAGGCAAATTCACTTACTAAAAAACAACGTGCTGCTACTTCTAGAAAAAAAGTTAGAGGTAGTAAAAAAGGCAAACAATTTGTAAAAAATACTAGAAAAGCTAAAGTTAGCTTTAAAAAGAAATAAATCATGGCAAGAAAAGTAAATGCAAAAACCCAAATTAAAAAACTTCTTGATAAAACTGAAGTTGATGAAAAGTTATTAGGTAAAATTAAAGAAGCCTTAGAGAAAACTGATGTAGATGATAAAATTTTAGATGCTTATACTGATGCTAAAGAATCAGGATTATTAGATAAAATTAAGTGCTACGTTAAGTGCTATGGAGGTTATGTCTTAGCAGTAGGCGCTGGTTGCTTATTTGGTGTTAACTTATGGTGGGGATTAGGTTTCCTAGTTGCTGCTGGGTTATGGGCTAATAAAGTAACGGCTTGTCCATTAAAATAATATAATAATATGAGCTTTTTAGACGAAGGAACATTTGTAGGAAAAGGGGCAGTAAAAGATGCCCTTAAAGACCCTGAATTCAAAGCATTAAAAGGTGATGAAAAGGCTAATGCTCTAAAAACCCTTAAAATGGGTGGGTCAGTAACAACTGAAATAGAAGAAGCAAACGCATTCCTTGCCGCAGCTGATGCTGCTAGGGATAAAGGGGACAAAGAATTTGAATTTCCTAAAGGTAGTGGTAAAATGCATAAAGTTACCCTTAAAAGAGACTTAGATCTTGAAGAAGGTAAATTAGCTAATGCCTTAGGTGGGGTTGCTTTATTAGCAAGCCTTTTATTAATGAATAAAATAAATTCAAATGATCCCGTTGTTCAACGTTTACAAGCTGAATATGAACAAGCAGAGCCTGCTCAACAAGATTCTATTAAAAAATTAATAACTAAAAGGCTAATTTTTTTAGATTCTGGTGAATTTGATGATACTACACCCATGGATGAAAATGCTATTGCCAGTTTTATCCGTGGTAGTAAGTTTGGTGGGCCTGTATCAGACTTTTTAGATGACCTAGCAGACTTTGATATAGATAATGATAATGATTTAGAAGATAATGAACTTGACCTAGATAGCCCTACTAAAAAGAAAAAGTTTAAGGAACTTGATTTTATTGAAAAGCTATCTAAAGGTAAGGTTAAAGAAGATGAATATAAAGCTATTTTAAAAAGACTAGAAAAAATGGATCCTAAACCCACTGATATGATTAAAGCTATTAAAGATGCCTACGCCGCTGGGCAACAAACTAATGAAGCTAAAGAAGAAGAATTTAATTATAAAGCTCCTAAGGACAAAGATAATGATGATATTAGGATAGACCCTGATACTGAATTTAAAGTTGATTTAAAGCACCTTATTCAAAAACATATGAAAGAGGGTAAGTCTAAAGAAGATACAATTAAACTTACTAAAGCATTAATGGCTAAACTTCATGATAAAGGTGAAGTTAATATTGATGGTACTAAACTTATATTTAAGGAAAATAAAAAATATGCAGATGATCAACTTAAATTTAAAGAAGGAGACACTGTTTATTTTAAAAATGTAAAAGGTGGTAAAAACCTCCCTATGACTATTACTGGTCCCGGTAAATTTATGAAGTCTAATAGGCTAGGTGCTGGTGGTAAGGAAATAGTATTCCCTGTTAAAGGTGGCCCTGGTGGTAAAGGAATGTATGCCGCTGATGATTTAGTTAAAGAAGCAGACGTCCCCCAAGATACACAATTAACCCTTCCAGAACCACCTAAACGTACACCAAACTTCTTAGGTCCTGATAATATGGATTATGAAGGTGGTATGGCAAAATCACAAATGCTTAAAATGAAAAATTACGCTAAAGCATTATGTGATATGATTGATGATGAAACACAGTTAGAATCATGGGTTCAAGCTAAGCTAACCAAAGCATCTGATTATATGTCTTCAGTTTATCATTATTTAGATTATCAACGCACTAAAAATGTAAATGAAGCTATAGGAGATGTAATCCCTGATGGCGAGTGGCAAAAATTAGACATTGAGTGGGTAATGGATGAACCTGATGTAAATAGACCAGACTACCAAGAAGGCCCACTTTATGGGACTACAGAAGATGGTAGAGCATTTGAATCATATGGTTATTATACACCATTTGAAGATAAATACACTCCACTACCAGATGAAGAAGTAGTAGAAGTACCCTTACCATAATGAATAAATTAACTGAACAACGGCTAAGACGTAAAATACGTCAGATAATAAGGGAGGAACGTGAATACCAATTACGTCAATTATCTCCAGGTGCTTTTAGTGCTTTAGGATCAGACATATTAGGTATTCCTCCTTCGGCTATAGTTGATGTTAAAATTATTAAAGCCCCCAAACCTATATTTAAATGCTTTCTTGAAAATGGCCAATCATTTAACTTAATTGATAATGGTGAATATATGCAAGCTGATATTAATCGTATTTTATTTGATTTAGATAGAGACGATGATATAAATGGTGCAAAATACGAGCTTGAAAAATTAATGCAAAAAGGTAGTATTAAAAAAGATGACGAAGAAACAGCCTCTGATGATTTTGGGGGTGACATAGGGGGAGATGAACCCGCAGCGGATACACCCGCTGAAGAACCAGCAGAACCTGAAGTATAATGAATAATAACCCAGAATTTAAGCAAGCCTTAACTGGTATTTATAGAGATGGATGTAAAAAATTTAACATTCGCACTACCCCTAAAGTAGTACTCCGTAAAGACGCTGAAAATGGAGCATTAACTTTAGGTCGTACTGCATATTATGACCCTTTAGAGTTAACTATTGTCCTTTATACGTCAAATCGTCACCCTAAAGATATACTCAGATCATTTGCCCATGAATTAATCCACCATGTACAGAACGAACGTGGTGATCTACATTTAGGAGATGCTAGTGATCCCCAATATGCCCAAAATGATGAACACCTTCGTAAAATGGAAAAAGAAGCATATTTACAAGGAAATTTACTAATGAGAGATTTTGAAGATAATTTTAAATATCAACAAGAATAATATATGTAACAACGTATAGACTGATTCATAGCCAGTCGAAAAAAATTAAAACTGAGAGCTGTGGCCTCCATTTGGAGGCCACACTCTATTTTCGTATATTTAATAGTTAAGATTAAGCAATGGAAAAAATAGTAATAATCGGAGCCGGAGTAGCGGGCGTAAACGCTGCAACTAAATTAGTTGATAATGGTTATCCTGGTGACCATATCACAATTATTGATATGGGTAATGATCCCTACAATCGTAAACCAGAAGAAGTAATGACTGGGTTTATGGGCGCAGGAGGTTGGAGTGACGGCAAGTTAACGTATCATACTTCAATTGGAGGGCATATGTCCAAGTATTGTGGTGAAGACAAAGCTATGTCGTTATTTAACGAAGTAATTGAAAATTTCAAACGATTCCACCCCAAACCAGAAGCGGTACAGTGTTCAAATCCGGTTGCAGAACCTGATTTTATTAAACCATATTTTGGGTTAAGATTATTCCCTGTATGGCACGTAGGTACTGATTATTTACATGAAATTGGTAAAAATTGGTATGATTTCTTGTGTAATAAGGGTGTTAAATTTCACTGGAATACTAAAGTAACTAAGGTATTTTTTGAAGATAATAGAGTTGTTTTTGAATATGTCAATAGAGATCGTAAAGGTGGTGGTACTTTAGATTATGATCGTTTAATTTTTGGTGTAGGCAAGTCAGGCATTGATTTTGGAAAGCGTTTAGCAGAACATTATGATTTACCTACTGAAGCAAAACCTGTACAAATTGGTGTACGTTTTGAAGCACCACAAAAGCATTTTCAAAAATTAATTGATATTAGCTATGATTTTAAACTATATCGTAAGTTTGAAGATAAAGGTGTATCACTTCGTTCATTCTGTACTAATAATAATGCTGCTTATGTAGCTGTAGAAGAAACATATGGCGATCACAGTTATAATGGTCATGCTAAAAAGGATGAAACATATCGCAATGATATGACTAATTTTGGTATTCTAATGGAGATTAGAGGTATAGATAAACCATTTGATTGGTCACGTGAAGCAGTTAAAAAACTTCAAATTAATGGTACAGGTACTTATTACTCTCCTAGCCATAGAGTACCATCTAAAACAAGTGAGGGCGAATATGTTAAAACCGAAATTGTAAATAGTTTAGATCCATTATATGATGCTATTGGTGATAATGCGGTTTATATTGAAGATTTTATTGAAGATATGACTAAAGTGTTTCCTACATTAGGTAATGATTGGGGTGTTTATATGCCTGAAGTAAAATACCTATCACCAGAACCACTTGTAGATTATGATAATTTAGCACTTAAAACAGTACCAAATGTCCACTTTGTAGGCGATGCTCTCTCAGCAAGGGGTATTACAGTAAGTGGAGCACAAGGCACATATGTTGCTGAATCAATTTTAAACCAAAAAGAAATAGATGATTTTTTAAAATGGGCAGATAAGCCTGGTCCTTGGTCTGAAGAAGATGATAAAATACACACTATAGGAGGTTTACCGATGCCTAAAGAAAAATCTGAATACTGGAAAACATTATGAATAAAGAAGAATCTAAAAAATTTAATGAAGCCCGGGCTATTGAAAAACAAAATATACTTCGGGGTGTAGAAGATTTTCCCAAATCTAGACGTTTAAAAACACCAGAAGGTACTATTGCTTACTATTGGGATAAAAAACTTCATAACTGGGAAGGACCCGCTCTTATACCAGAAGGTGATAACCGTAAAAGAGAATATTATATTTATGGGATCAGACATACCGAAGAAGAATGGAAAGAAGCAAGAAGAAGTGGTAAAGGTTTACCATGGTATAAAGACCCAAGATTTAAATCAAGACAAGCAGGATAAAATGAAAATAGGTTTTTGTGGAACAATGAGTGTAGGTAAAACTACTTTAGTTAAAGCACTTAAAGAAATTCCTAAATTAAAAAATTATAACTTTGCTACTGAACGTAGCGCATATCTTAATTCTTTAGGTATCCCTCTTAATCATGAAACAACTATAGAGGGACAAACAATATTCCTAGCAGAACGTGTAAGTGAACTAATGCAACCTAATATAGTTACTGATAGAACTATTATAGATGTAATAGCATTTACTAAATGTGCTAGAAAAACTAGTATTATAAACGGAGAAGCTTTTGAAGAATATGCTAAACGTTTTATCTATTTATATGATTACATATTTTATATTTCACCTGAGGGTATGGGTATGGAAGATAATGGTATAAGAGAAACTAATTTAGAATATAGAAACGAAATCGATATATGTATTCAAAATTTATTGAAAAAACATAGACCTGTTTATCATATAATTAAAGGTTCAACAGAAGAAAGAATCAAACAAATATTAAAAACAATAACATTTTAATTATGAAAGTATGGAAATGGATAGTAGGATTACTTGCAGTATTTGGAGGTGCCGCTGCAGTAGCTTCTACTCAAAAGAAAAAAGAGCACGATAAAAAGGTTAAAGAAAACCAAAATAAAATTAAAAAAGTTCAAGTAAAGACTAAAAAAGTTCAAGCTGATAAAAAAGTAGTTCAAGATAAAATTACTCAACAAAAGAAAGTAGTTAATAAAACCAAAGCAAAAGTTAAACCTACTACTAATGCTAAAAAAACTACTAGTGATTTTAAGAAAAAATATAGAACTAAGAAAAAATGAAACATATACTAACTACACTATTATTAAGTGTATCTAGTTTTTGTTTTTCACAAGATACTCTTCAAATCCCTGCTGTGGAACTTGAAGAGTTTTTCTTAGCTTTAGATACACTTGAAACACAAGATTCAGTTAAAACTATTTTAATTTTAGAATTAGAAAAACAAATAGCATTTCATAAAGAATTAAATGACCATAATGATCTTCTTCTTCGTTATAGAGATGAAGAAATTGAATTATTAAACGAACAAATAAATCTTCATTTAGATTATATAAACTCTATAGATAAATGGTATAAAAAACCATGGGTAGGTGTTGTAGGTGGTTTTGTAGGTACCGTAATTTTAATAAATACTATAGAATATACATTGCCTGACTAAGTTTTATATATTTATTATTGTTAACAACAATATTTTGCAAAATGAATAAAAACGAAATCAAGCAAATTATACTTGAAGAAATTGAAGCCGCAATAATAGAAATGGCTTCTCCTGAGCAATTAGCTGCTGATTCACGTCCTGAAGAAGATGACCGTATTGCTCGGGCTATGGAAACAGGCGATGAAGATGAACTAGAAGATCTCGCAGCTGGCGAATTAGACAGAGCAGAAATAGAAAAAGATTTTCGTGATGAACAAGATGCCATGTTTGGTAAACCTAACTTTGTAGAAGAAGAAGGTTTAGATGAAATGGCTCGTACATCAAATATCTTTAAACTTAGCCAAGAAGCTAGCATGAAGGATGTTCTTCAGTTTATGCAACGTGTAAATGATGTTTTAAAAACATATAAATCACCTGGTCAAAAACGCCCTAAAAAGCGCTTTACACCTGAAGAAATGAAAGCCCTAGCTACAGCAATGCTTAAGCCTGAGGGCTTTACTTCTAAGGATATAATTGCCGCTACTTCATATAATAGCCCAGCTCAAGCAAATAAGTTTTTAAAAGCGCTTGAGATTCT